GTGCTCTGCCTCAATCTGACACGCCTTCTTCCGCTCGTCATGCACGTAGTCCAGTCGCGTGCGCAAGCCGTTGACCTGCCCCTCGATGTTCTGGCGCCACTCTCTGAGTCCGTTAATGGCCTCGACCTTGCGATTGACTTCCCCCTGCCACTCTGCGAACACCTCGCGCTTCCAGGTTTCCAACGACCGCACGCGGGAGTCGCCGAAGCCGAAACGATGGCCGACCTGGAGGAGCAGCACGACGAGCATGATACCGAGTTGCACAGCTGCAACAAGTGTGGACTCTGTCATCACTAATTCCTAGAACATCATCCAAGCCTGGAGCAGGATTGCCGCACAGATGAGACCGGTCTTCACGAGATCCCAGTTCACCTGTCGGTCCTCAGTCAGAAGCATTACACCCTCTATCTTTCAAATCTCCGATGGGATGACGTGGTAGACAACCCAGACGGTGAGCGCGTCGTCCGCGTGTCCTCCGCTATTGTTCACGTTCGCTGCGACCATCACAGATTTCCCCTTCCACGGGGACGTGGGCCACGTGACATTGATGAGCACCCCGCCGCCCGCAATGGTCAGCGTGACGTTGTTCGGCGACAGCAACTGCGGGGTGATGGTCGTGAGCAACGCTTGCCCGTTCCCCTCGTATTGCAGCTGAAACGTCGCGTTCGCGCCGTAGCCTGCCCCGAAGACCGGCCGTTCGATGAACCACTTGAACGGGACGATGATGGAGTCGGCAATCCCTTCGACAATCTTCACCGGGACGGTGTTCAACGTCAGAATATCCGCACGCGTGAGGACGAGCTTCTGCCGAGAAAAGGTAACCGTCGGGAGGAACCCAGACGCCGCATCGACCGCCTCCGTAACAGCAGCCGGGATGAGCCCCGCGGCTGCGCCACCGCCGACACCCCCGACGCTGCCGCCGTAGGTTGACCCACCGAGGCTCGTGCCCGTGCCGCTGACGTTCCCGCCGGTCCCCGGCAACCCGATGATCTGGAGCAGGAGGTCGTTCAGCTCGAACCGCACCGAGGCGGCCGTCACCGTGTAGCGGGGCATGAGCACGTCGGACTCATCGTGAATCTGGTCGATCGTCACCTCTTGGATGAGGAACTCACCCACGCATGGCGGGTTCGTCATATCCACCGAGACCACCACGCCGGATCGCGTCTTCGAGTCCCGCGTCGCGTAGGTCACTGTGACGATCGGGAGCGCGAACAGCTCAAGCTCCGCATAGGCCCGCATGTAGAGCTGGAAGAGGGCCTTGAGCGACGTGTCGACAATCGTGTACTCGTGGATGCCGTCGGTCGGGTTCCCGTCCTTATCCAGCTCGGCCGCCCCGAGGAGCTGCTGTGATTCGATGCTGTTCGCCTCGAACCAGTTGTTAATCGCCGCACCCTGCGCGATGGCCTGCCCGAGCGCCTGGCTCAGGGAGATTGCCGCGTCGCCTTCGACACCCTCAACCCCCGTGTACCCGAGGATCTGCCCCGCGACCTTGACCGTCCCGCCGGCAGGGGAGAAAGCGTTGATGTCCGCGACAGAGATTTTTGTATCGCCGGACGCCGCGGGGAACGACACCGAGCTTCCCGAGCCGATGACGAAGATCCGGTTCCGCACCTGTGAGCTGTCGACGGACATCCGGAACGGCGGGTCGCGGAGCAGGTCGACGTTCGCGCTCGTGATCGCATCCGGCGGCGGATCCGTCTCGAGGCTCGGGCCGTCTGGGTTCGGCCATAGCGGGACCGGGTCCGTCGAGAGGTTCTTGTTACCGTACGGCTTGTTCCCTCGACCGAAGACGTAGGGCACTCCGATCTTGAACCCGAGCAGTTCAGTCGTCACATTATCGTTCAAGAGGAGCACGCCGCTGTTGCTCACCCGGTCAACCCAGTCCGGCTCAGCCCCGTACCCGCACACGAAGCCGACAGGCGGGACGTAGCTGACACTGCCGAGATTAGCGGTCTCGACGTACTCGCCCATGCAGTAATAGATGAACCGCGCAATCACGTCCACACCATTCACGTCCACACCGAGTGGGATGTTCGTGAGGTCGAAGCTCCCGATCCCGTACCCCTTCGTCTGAGGTTGCGCGACGGTGTTCGTGGGCGGGCTCGGAAACGACACGCTCCCATCCCGATAGACGCAGGCCACCTTGAACTGGAACGCCCCGCCCTGCCACAGGCCAGTCGTCGGCCCGATCACATGCATCTTCGCGGTCGGCGCGATCGGCGGTCCGGCTGGGTGTCCGGTGAACCGGAACTTCGGGAGGGGAACGCTATCCGACAAGGATGTAACAGTCGCGACGTCCGCCCCGGTCTCTTGGAACCACGTGGTGAACGCGACGGTCACGTTGTCGTCAACCTCGGCGAACCTCCGCACGTCTTCGATCGGCGACATCCCGGCCACCGGCGAGACGAACCGGATGTAGTAGATCCTCCGCTTGACGCACGTCAGCGCCCCGACAGGCGCCCCGACGGGGATGTTACTGAACTCAATGATGTTGTGTCCGCTCAGCAGCACACAATCCGTCAGCGGTTGAAACGATGACTCCGTCCCGTCGTCGTAGACAAACGTGTGCCCGAAGATGTAGTAGCCAGGCGTGAACCCGAACGTGCTGGGGATCCCCGCTCCCTCGACCACCGTCATGGGCGTCCCGGTCAGGAACAGCTCCGTGCTGGGTGGGATGAGACCCGCGGGGACAATGTGGAAGAAGTGGACGTCCTGGTCGTAGTCGACGTACCAGTGCCCGCCACCGATGGCCAACGCGAGGTCGGAAAAACACGTCGCCAGGTCCCTTGAGCCGTCGAAGGTGGCCGTGACCTTCGCGAGGTTCGTCTGCACGTGGGCCGACGTGAACCCAGGTGCGAAGCGCGCGATGAGATCCTTGACGATGACGGAGACCGACGTGTTGAAGTAGAATCCGAACGGCCGGCGCCGGTTGAGGAGCCACGTGAAGTCGATGGCCGTGACGTCCCAGTTGAGCTCGTCCTCTACGTAATTCTGCCCGACGGACTGTGCGGTTCCGCGGAAGAGCAGCCGATCCCCGTCGAAGCTGTCCTTGATCTCCACCATCTCCCCGACAGCCGGCACGTTACTCCGCCCGTCTACTCTGAAATTACAAGTATTCGGGGTATTGTTCAGGGTGTCATTGATCACGATCCCCGGCTGTCGGCGGATGTCATTCGCGCGGGTCAGGAGCGTGTACTGGAAGCCGTTCCGCAGCGTCACCGTGACCAGCGTCGGCTCGGTGATCACCACGTCGACGTATCCGATCGCGTGGTTCGGGGTCACGCACCGGAAGTGCTCGGCGTCGACAAAGACCACCCCGGTCGCGGCCACCCCGCCGAACGTAATCGTTGACCCAGTGACGAAGTTCCGCCCGGTGATGAGGATCGAGGTGCCGCCCGCCAGCACCCCGAAGGCGGGGCTGAGACTGGTGATGAACCCCTTGAAGTAGGTGAACGCCCCAGCGAGCGTGCTGGTCTGCGTCCCGCAGGTGACGGAGATATCGACGAGCCCGGCGTCCGCGGCGGCCGGGACGGTGCAGGTGATCGTATTCACGTTGACGACGACCACGGCCGTCGCGGCGACTCCGCCAATGAGCACTGAGGGCGCCGCACCACTCCCGGCCGCTCGGAAGTTCGCCCCGGTGATCGTGATGGCCGCCCCTCCCGCGATCCGGTCACTGTTCGGGGTGACCGCGACGACCCTCGGGACGGTATCTATCCCCGCCCGCGACCTGAGGAAGGCTCCAGGTCGAGGACCTGGGCGACCAGGCCATCGTGGCAGGGCTCCCGGCATGACATCCTAGTTCGGCGAGATCAGCGAGTACTGGTGAACGGTCATGCTGCCTGTTGCCGCCGTCTGCGTGAAGAACAGGTCGACGACCTGCGATGTGGTCGTGTCGAAGTTGTTCCCCACGACCGGCGCGGAGTTCCAGGGGAGGATCGCGGACAGCACCCCCTTCGGCGCCGTCGCCGGCACGCCGAGGAGGTCCTCACAGGTCCACGTGCCCTGCCCGAAGAGGTTCCCCGTCGCCCCGATCGCGCGGCACGTCAGCAGGATCTCGAGCGTCCAGCCGACGTTCGTGTGCGCGGCGACCGAGTCGAGGAGCGACGCAAGTCCGTCGAACACGACCGTTGCCCCGAAGCGCACGTCGTAGCGCGCCGTGCCGGGGGTCGTGATGACGCTCGAAATGCGCCCGCTCGCCTTCACGAGCAGCTGCTTCCCGATCGAGAAGAAGTTTGCGGGCAGTGTGTACTTCGCCGCAGCTGGGATCGCGGACGCCGCCGCCGCGGCGGTCAGTGCCGCGCCGTCAACCTGGGATGTGATGAGGGTCTCCCCCCACGATTGCAGACTCATTGATTGCCTCCTTACGCCGCCCCGAACTGGCGGGTCGCCTTCAGCTCGCCCATGATGATCTTCTTGATCTGGCGCGCCACGTCGATCGCCGTCCCGTTGACATGGAAGACGTTATGCTGGATCACATCCCCACCTAGAGACGCCGTGGGGAACACGGTGCTCCCGAGCGGGACCCTCACCACCTCCGGCCCCTCTTCGCCGGTCATGATGTCGACCATGCCGCCTTCTTTGAACCCAGGGATCTTCGGCCCTCGCGGCACCCACGAGTTGATCATCCCCGCCTGCCACGCCTGGACGATTTCCTCGAACGAGAATCCCCGCTCGGCCGCCGCGAACGCCACGGTCTCGGGGATCTTCCAGTACGCGGCGTTCTGGGCAAGGTTGCCTCGGTTGATATCCGTCGACCCACCCATCTGGCGGCTCGCCTCAGACGCCTCTTTCAATGCCTTCGTCTGTGCCTCAACAGCGGCCGTCGCCCGCTCGGTCGCCTCGGCCGCCTTGGACTGCGCTTCGAGGAAGTCCTTCCCGAGTCCCCTCACTGCGTCCTGCGTCTCGCGGACCTTCTCGTACTGCTCTCGGATCGCCTCCCGCGTGAAGTGGTTCGCGTGGCGGACCATCTCGTTGTACGTGTTGTAGGCGACCCGCGCCTGCTCTCGCAGGGTGTCCAGGGACTTCTCGCGGAGCGTGCCCCAGTCCACCTCAATGCTCCGGAGCTTCTCGCCGGCAAGGGCCTGGAGCGCGTCGTAATGCGCCTGCCAGTTCCGGTCGCTCTCGTCGAGCTTCGCCACCTCATTGTCGAGCCACGCCTGGATCTGTGCCTTCTGGGCCTCGAAGGAGGATAGGCCGTGCTCCGCGAGCAGGGCGTTGTACTCGTTCCAGACGGCCATCGTCTCCTTGATGCTCTTCTCCTCGATCAGGAACAACTTCTCGCGGTCGATCATCGAGGCGTTGAGTTCCTCGCTAGACTCCACGAGGCCATCGGTCTGCGCGGCGGCTTCACCTACGGCCGCCGCGTCGGCTCGCGCGGCCTCGGATGCCTTGACCATCGCATCCTTGATCGTGAAGAGCGTGCCTCCGAGATTATCGAGCGTCTTGTCAAACTCCGTGTGCCCTACGACGCCCTTTGCGGCCTCGACCGTCTGCTCGGCGAGGTCTACGGTCATCGCCCGCAGCTGGGTCCGAACGTCCTTGATCTCCTGCGCGGCCCCTTCGGGAATGATGTGGAGGCTCTCGGCCACATCCGCCACAACGGCCATCGCCTCGACGACGGCGTCCACGAGCCCGACGATGACTGTCTCCACACCAAGGATGACCGTCTTGATCGCAGACCACGCGACGCCGACTACGCGCGCAAGCTCGATGGCCCCAAGTCCGAAGTCCACCGCGACGATCGCCGCCTGCTCGATCCACCCCATGACCGTCTGGACCGCGGTCGCCTGACTGTCCCCGAAC